GCTTCCCCTGCGGCGCAGCCAGATTTCAACCGCCTGGTGACCTGCCACGCCGAACGCCGCCCCTAACCCCGTCACGGCCAGCGGTGATAGCCCTGGTATCCAGACCAGTACCGCCCCCGCCGCTAATGCCGTCGCCGATCCCAAAATCATGCGGCCAATAAACAGGCGCGGCGTGATTTTCTCATCGCTGGCCAGCACCTTGCCGATCGCAATTAACCCGCCGAGCACAACCAGCCAGAGCACATTTTTTTCATATTCCTGCATGGGGTTTCCTTACCCGATAAGTTTTTCCGTTAGCTCGGATTCCAAATACGGAATGCCATTAATGCGTACAAAGTCGGGGCTGGTTACCACGTATTTGATTTTGTGCGTCGCCACACTGCCGCCCTTCGGATCGTTGTCGAGAATATCGCTCAGAATCATCTTGCAGCCGAACGCCTCAACTTTGATTTCTTCGTTACCGGCTTTGGCGTACCACATCAGATCAACCGGCTCGATACCACGCCATGACCCCGCCCCACGCGCCTTAGCGGTAATGACGGCCAGACTCTTGGTACTGAATTCCATTTCACCCTCTGCGGCCACGTCCCCCGCCACCCAGCCATCAGGGACACCCTGCGTTTGTGCGGCGGCGGTGTTATCCGTAATACTCAGGCCGACTTTTTCAACGTGAACCAAATCGCCGTCCATATTGAAATCAAACGACTGGCCGGAAATCCGTTTCGTCATGCGTCCCCCCCCAGTGACTGATCCAGAATCAGACTCACAGTGATCCCCTTCGGGCATTCGTAAGTACGCACCGTGATGTAAATCTCCACTTTGGTTTTTGTGCGCCAGGTAATCACCACGTCACCATCCTGCGGCGGCTTTACTTCGCCTGGGAACGTCACGCCGTTAATCTGGCTACTGCGGGACATTTCACGCAGCGTTTTAGCGAAATACGCCTGGTGCGCCGCGATACTGCCTGGCGTGCTGTTCAGGCTGCGATCGGCAATCTTGGCAATTGCCTTTAACCGCACGCGCCGCGCCGCTTTATCGACAATACGCAGGTTTTCGACCGCTTGGTAATCGCCGCCTTCTACGTCCAGTGTGCGGCCATCTGACCAGTAATAACCGTCATAGTCGGGATACCACATCGGCACGCTGTAGCGCAGCGCCTCCAGCGCCTGCAACATGGCCAAATCCAGCACCGCGCCCTTTGAATCCACGGGCAGCGCGGTAGCGCCCATCTCCAGCAGTGCGCCGGTTTGTACCCGCGCCGGACTGTCAGCGATCGTCACAGCACGATTGCACAGACGGCCAGCCAATACGCCAGGCTCATTACCCCACAGGCGCGGCACCAGTTGCACGGCGGGAACGGCGGCACTTTCCTGTAACGCACTTAACCGCGTCAGATAACCCGCCCATTCTTCACCGGCCTGTACGCCATCCACCGCCAGAATGAACCACACCCAGCGCCCAAACTTAGCGATCAGCTCCGCCCGCAGGCTGGCCGCTGCCGCAATGGTGTCTTTGGTTGCGCCCTGCGTCAGTACGACGCCTTCCACGCTGGCAACCTGCTGCGCCGCTTTTACGGCATCCGTCCAGACCGTATCGATTCCCTCAGCGGGTGTATCCTTCGGCAGAAGGCTGATAAAGCCGCTCCAGTTCTGGCCAGCGTTCAACATCGCCGCGTTTACCGTGCGTTTCAGTACCGAATCCGCGTCACCCAGCAATACATCCAGATCGCTTTGGGTATTCACTGGCACGGTTTTGGCCACCTTGTCTTTTCCCGTTCCCAGCCCGACGAACAGCACTACCCGTTCAATCTCGTTGGTTTCTCCCTGTAGCTGGTTAACCTGATTAATTTGTACCGTTGGCCAACTCATCCCTACCCCTTGATATCCTGCGCTTTCACGTCCCAGCCAAAGCCAATGGCCTGTAGCTGACGCGCCAGCGCCTTGTTAAATTCATCATCGCTCATGCCCAAAAACGGACGGGCGGGAACGTCCACTGTCCACGCGGCTTTTGCTGCCTTGCCACTCAGTTTCTTGATAAGCAAACCAGCTTGGTCAAATCGCATTACCCCCTCAATCTCGCTATAGGGTGGCTTGCGCCAGCGGGTGCCGCGTTTCACCTTGTACCCCAGCGCTCGCAGCTTTCTGGCCTGGCGACGTGTAGCCTTCCGTTCGGGATCGGGTTTGCCACGCTGAACCTGTGAACGCTTGACTGAAACACTCATACCGTTTTGTTGGCTAAACCCCACCACGCCAGCCGGAACCGGCGTCACGCCGTTGCGATACCCGCCGCCTTGTAAGTACAACCGAACCGCTTCAATTTCAGGCATCTCACGGATATGCAGTAATTTGGGCATATTGCGCAGCATCTTGCCGCGTCGTTTTGTCTTACGTTTTTCCCAGGCCGTACCATCCGGTGCCTGCTGCTGGCGAACGTGCCGCGCGGCGGCATTAATTACCCCGTACTTGGCCAGACGCCATAGCAGGCGCTGGCGCTTTTTGGGCGGAAAGTCCAGCTTGCTCAGTGCCTGACGTAACTCTTTAAGCTGTGACTTACTCAGTTCACCGTTGATGATCACGACGGTTGCCCGATCACCGCGCCGGTTTCATCGGCACCAAAGATTTTCCCTTCCGTGGCAACCCAGATTTCCGGCTCTGCCAGACGCCAGCGTTTGCCGTCAAACGGGATAATGCCGCTATCGTCCTCAATGATGGCCAGTGACGCGGCCAGCTTGACGGATACCACTACCGTGGCGGTTTCTGAATCGATAACGTCAACGTCCAGCGCGGGCAATTCCCTGTCCAGCCCCGCATCCATAAAGGGCTGTTCGTCTTGCTCGGTCTGCCAGACCAGCAACAGAGCGCACAGGTTTTTCGGATCACACTCCCGATACGGCCAGCGCTCCCAGCTCAGTACCGCATCAAACTGCATGACCGCTAACTGATACTGTCCCTCGCCCAAATCCCGCTGGGCGCTGATAAAGCTGATTTCATCCATGAAGCTGTCAAAGCCCTGCATCACACGCTTCGGCAGGTTTTTAGTGACAAAGGCGGTCAGCGCATCTAACTGGCTCATACCATCTTCACCGTAATACGTTTCAGTCCCTTGATACGCCGAATGGCAAAGGTAGATTCCGCGATCAAGCTGGTACGAGTTTCCTCGCTTTCCTGCCCGGGATGACTTTCACGACGACCAATAGACGAAAACTCCCCCATCAGGTCAGCTTTGGCACGAGCAAAAACAGCCTTGCGGTAACGGGCACACAGCAGGTTTTCCCCGTCAATTTCTATGCCAGGAACATCGATGGCGCGAATGTGCCCCACAGAACGGTACTTATCCGCCACGTTCATTAGATCATCATTGATTTCACCCGCAGCGGTCAGCAGTGCCTGGCGAATGGTGGCCGCATCGATATCGGCCGGAATGGTACGTTGCGACTGAAAATCCTGGACGATCAAATCAGGCCAAAAGCCATCATTGGTCAGAGTGGCATCGTCAAAATCAATTGAGGTTCCGCTGAACATCCTGTTTCTCCGGAAAAAGCGGGCTGGCCGGTTTCCACGGGCGATACGCGCAAGCGCTCCCCTCCACCGCGCCCGCTTTCGGGTCGGTAGCCTTACATTTCTTTCTCAAGCACCCGCAGACGTGCAGCAATACGCTGCAACATCGTGCCGACACCACATTTAGGGTCGAATCCCTTCGCTTGCTCCAGTAATCTCTTTGCCTGGAGCAATACATCCCTGTCATTCGTTGCCGCTGCGCGTGGTTCACCATTCTCATCACGTAGCAGATACAGACCAGAAAACTTCATGTATTTGGCCTTAATGACTTCATACACCTTCCAGTGCTGCATCACGTTACCCAGTGTGCGGCTAAAGTACGGTTCAACATCATGCCCTGCGACAGCTTCCGCTTCCGCCCAGGCTAAAACCGTATCCGCCACAAACACCGGAAACGTACTGCCAAACGCGGACGGGGTTTCCTGCCCCCGCAGAATGGCCACATCTGCCCAGTCCAGCGCCTGATCAAACTGACCGGAATCAAACAGCCAGATAACACACCAGGCAAAAACAGGGTTTTGATGAATGCTGCCACCATCCAGCCAGGCCTGTGCCGTTGGCACCCAGCGCGGCAACAGCACATCACGCTTGTATTCCTGGCGCTCTGTACGGTTCTCCACGGCGGCGGCCGCTGCAACATCCTTTTCCAGCGCAGCAATCTGAATATGCAGGCTGGTTTCACTATCTAGTGATTGCTGCTGGCGTAATAAACGCTCCGCAGCAATACGCGCACTATGGCGTTGTGCCGGTGACAGCTTCATCGCTCCCCCTTTTACGGCTCTACCGGTGGCGTGACTGATGCCCCGATAGTGACCGCACTTTCATCAAATGCCGCATACAGTTCCGGATACTCAACCGCATAACCTTCATTGCGTAAGTATTTGTTTTCGTATTGTTTACGGTCTTCAACGAACTCTGCTTTACGCTGGCGAGTGCCACGCTGCGTATAAATATGCAGATTAGGCAGTGTGGTAACGATCATGCGTTTGCCTGGCATGAATGGCGGAACATAGGCTGTGCGTCCAGCGATACTGTCAGAAAGTAATTGCGCGGCGATCTTCTCCGTTGGCTTGTCGGCTTTCTGATACAGACGGAACGACTCCGCCGCGACTAAATCAGCACCGACCAATACCACCAGACGCGGATCATTACGGAACTGTGCCGGGATTTTGCTATTGATAAGGTCAGAGGCCATTGCATCCAGCGAGACATAATCGCCTTTCCCGTCACCATCCAGTTCAACTGAATCCGTGATGATCTGCTGGCCGTCTTTCCACTCTTTTACAATCTGGTGCCAGCCCTTGTTCACATCTTCGCCGTTCGGGTTCTTCTCGGCGTCCGTGGTTTCCGCAACGGACTGACCGTTAAAGCCGATCCGCAGCATATCAAGCGCAAACGCCTGATTGGTGAACTCCTGGACACGCTGGAAGAATTCGTTTTCATCGCCGGCATTTGCCCAGACAGAAAGCAGTTGCCAGGTCAGTGCAGCACAGGAATCCGTCTCGACCAGCTTGTAGTCATTACCGCTCACGCCCACTTTTCTACGGAATCGGCCATCCAGCACACGACCGGTATACAGCCCAGAACTGCCAACCGGCACCACCTGCCCCTGTAACTGGTCAACATCAGCGACCGTCAGGAAATTCAGGAAAGAAGACTCTTCCAGCAGTGCGTTGCGCATCTGGGTCTCTTTGGGATCAGACAGCGCAAACCATCGGTCTTCTTCAGTAGCACCGTAGGATTCACGCAGTCCGGTGTGGTACTGACGCAGAAACTGACGGGCTTTTGCATTCAATTGCATATTCTTTTTCCTTAAAGAAAAGCATCATTCCTTACAGGAATTTGAAGCCTTTTTTATCCTTGCTGAACTGCTTATTTGGCAGCTTGGTGACTTTGGCGTCCAGCTTGCTGAAGTTCTTCACCAACTCCGGCAGATTCCCGACCAGACGCGCAAAATCTTCGGTGTCCACTACGTCTTTCACCGTGTCCACATCGCCCTGCATATCGGAAATGGCGGTTTCAATCGCCGCGACACGGTCTTCCAGCGTAGCCAATGCATCAGCCATCGCCTGCAATGCGTCAGACGGTGCCGGATCGGCTTCGAGCTCTTGTTCTGGCTCTTCGATACTGAAAAAATGGCGCCAGCCTTTTTTCGCTTTTGACATTCCCTTTTCCTTTTTAAATTCCCTGACTTCATCAAACGCCAGCGGTTTATATGGACCGATGCGTTTTCCCCTGGTGCGGCTGAAACGGAGCCGGGTCGTCCCGATACCCGCAGGGCTATCCGTGACGGCCAGCCCTTCCAGATAGGTTTTACCGGTATTTCGAAAATTTCCGTCCGGCGTAAACTCCGGCGACAGAAATAAAAGCTGTCCTGTGGCATTCGCCTGAAGTAATGCCATAGCCGGACAGAGGCGAGCATATAAACGTAAAATACCCTCATCGTCCCGCTCTGCTTTGACTTCCAGTACTTCCCCCATATTCCCGAAATTACGGGTATGCTCCGGCCATAACAGCGCGGTATATAATGAGGGGTCATACAGTTCCGCAGAATCTAATAACCATTGTTCTTCAATAGTTCTTTTATCAACCGTTTCACCCGCAGTAGCGATACAAATCCAATTTGTTGCCAGTTGTGAGCCTGACATAGTGCCTCCGTTTCTACTGCTGAACTCAGTATCAACAATAACGAAAATATCCGCACCGCTTTTAATTCGGATATATATCACCAACCGAACCAATCCGAATTAAAGCCAGATTTAATATAAAAGAGTCGATGCATAATGTATGGATGACAAAATATAGCGAAGAACTAAAAGGCGTTGCGCGGGCGCTCTATTTAAAACATTACACCCCGCAGGAAATCGCCAGTGAACTGAATCTACCCAACAGGCGTATCGTCTATTATTGGGCGGAGAAACATTGCTGGGCGGAATTACTGAGCCATGAGTCTACAGAAGATGCGTTAAATCGACGCATCCAGACATTAACACTACGTGAGGGAAAGTCAGAACTAGAGCTACGAGAATTGGATAGCCTGGTCGCGCATCTGGTGAAGTTGCGAGCGCAACATAATAAGCATCAGGAAAAACTGACAGAAATTAAAAAGAACGATGGCGGTAGTTCTGAATCTCGTCAATCCAATAACGATGATAAGCCACGTAAACGCGGAAAGTATAAAAAGAACGATATTAGTAAACTGACGCAGGAAGATATTGATGCGTTCGCCGATGAACACCTTTTCGGTTATCAAAAACACCTGCGTGCCAATATCGGACAACAAATCAGAAATATACTAAAGAGTAGGCAAATTGGTGCTACCTGGTATTTTTCAATAGAGGCATTTGAAAATGCGGTAATGACTGGCGATCCACAAATATTTTTGTCTGCATCCAAAGCGCAGGCGGAAGTGTTTCGTAGCTACATCGTCAACATCGCAGAACAGTATTTTGGCGTAGAACTCACCGGCAACCCTATCCGCCTGTCCAATGGCGCAGAAATGCGTTTCTTATCTACGAATAAGAATACGGCACAGTCTTACAGCGGCCATCTGTACTGTGACGAATATTTCTGGGTGCCCAATTTTGTCAAATTGAACGAAGTGGCCAGTGCGATGGCCACACACGACAAATGGCGCACAACATATTTCTCAACACCCAGCAGCAAAACACATCAGGCGTACCCGTTCTGGACAGGGGAAGAATGGAAACGCGGCGATAAAAAACGGGCGCGGGTAGCATTCCCGACAGAAAAGGAGCTGCGTGACGGCGGGCGTTTATGTCCGGATGGCCAGTGGCGCTACATCATCACGATGGAAGACGCCATTAATGGCGGCTTTAATCTGGCCAACATCGAGAAGCTACGCAATCGCTACAATCGCGACACCTTCAACATGCTCTATATGTGCGTGTTTGTAGACAGCAAAGACAGCGTGTTTTCGTTCTCTCATGTCGAGCGTTGCTGTGCTGACCCCGATATCTGGGAAGACCATGACGAAAATCTGCCGCGGCCATTTGGCAATCGTGAGGTATGGGCTGGTTATGATCCGGCACGCAGTGGCGACACCTCCACCTTTGTGATTGTTGCGCCGCCCGTGTTGGTCGTCGAGAAGTTCCGCGTGCTGCGCGTATTTCACTGGCAGGGGATGAACTGGAGCTGGCAGGCGGCACAGATTAAAAAACTGTTTGGCCAGTACAACATCACTTACATCGGCGTGGATATCACGGGGCTGGGAACCGGCGTATTTGAAAGCATCCAACATTTCGCCATGCGCCAGACTGTAGCTATCCGCTACGGTGTAGAGACTAAAAACAGGCTGGTTATGAAGATGATCGACGTTATCGAAGATGACCGCGTGGAATGGGATAAAGAGAAAACCGAGATCGCCGCTAGTTTTATGACGATACGCCGCACATCCACAGCCAGCGGTAACGCGATGACGTTCGTTGCCGATCGTAGCGCGGAAACTGGTCACGCCGACAGCTTCTGGGCGATTGCCCATGCGATTGATAACGAACCACTGGATCACAACAACCAGCGATCATCACGCTGGGGCAACTTAGGGAAAGCCGCATGAAAAAACGGAAATATCGGGGGCGCGATACTGCCACTAAACCGCGCCATATGAGCCTGATCACGCTGGGCAAACCAGAACCCATACTGACGACCGGCACGAACTATACGGACGTTTGGTATGATAATGAAGCGCAACATTGGACACTACCGATTGACCGCCTGGCACTGGCGCAACTGGTAAATCTGAACGCCCAGCACGGCGGCGTGTTATATGCCAGACGCAACATGGTCGCAGCGAACTATGACGGCGGCGGGCTAACACACGAACAGTTGGGTGCCGCTGTGTTTGACTGGCTGACATTCGGTGATGTCGCCATCTTGAAGGTACGGAACGGCTGGGGGGATGTCGTTGCTCTCTATCCTCTGCCGGCGCTGTACACTCGCCAGCGTAAAACTGGGGAATTTGTCGTGTTGCAACAGGGTGAACCGATGATTTACCCGCCAGAGGACATTATTCTTCTTAAACAGTACGATCCACAACAGGCTATTTATGGCCTCCCGGATTACATCAGTGGTATTCATTCCGCCCTTCTGAACGGCGAAGCAACCATCTTCCGCCGCCGTTACTATCACAATGGTGCCCACACAGGCGGGCTGCTCTACTCTACCGATCCAAACATGACCGACGAAGTGGAAGAGGCCATTGTCCAGAAGCTCGAGCACTCAAAAGGGATCGGAAATTTCAGTACCATGTTTGTGAATATCCCGAAAGGCGATCCAGATGGCATCAAATTTATCCCGATCGGTGATATCAGCGCCAAAGACGAGTTTCAGAATGTGAAAAGCATCAGTGCGCAAGATGTGCTGACCGCTCACCGCTTTCCCGCTGGGCTAGCGGGGATTATCCCGACGAACGGCGCAGTCATGGGAGACATTGAGAAAGCGGCTAAAACCTACAGGAAAGCCGAAATTTTGCCAGTTCAGCGAATGTTTGCCGCCGCCGTGGCCGAACAGCAGGATATTCCGGCCTATTTGCACCTGAACTTCATGAAAGACCATGAACAGGAAGGTGATTAATGTCCTTAAAAAGACTAAAATATCATCGTTTTCAGGCATCCAAAGTTAGGGATAAGCGAGTAATGAAGATTCTTTGTCCGATATGCGAGGCAAGAGCAATAATTAAAAAAACAGCACGGAAACACAAGGAACTGTCTGATTTGTATTGCTCCTGTACCGATGTTGAATGCGGTCATACCTTCGTGATGAATATGACGTTTTCGCATACTATTAGCCCCAGCGCCAAATCCAACGACGCACTGATCGCCACCATCTGTAACAGCCTTAACGGTCAGCAAAAACAATTGATGTTGAAATTTTTAAGCAAAGACGGCACAGCAACTGCGTAACAAAAGGCACCGCTATCGGTGCCAGTTACTCTTATTTTTCTTGACACATCCCGAGCCGTTATCCGTTGCTATGACCTTTATAGCGATTATATAGATCATTTACTACAATACGTTAGACTCTATACTTGATAAAATACTAATTATCATTTTAGCTGTTTACGCTTGTATTTTTTACTTTATATTAATCCGGATAGACACTCGAAACACCACCATCATTTCCATTAATAACTTCCTGACTATTTTACAATATCCCCCCCTGCCATTTCACCTCCCCCATCAGAGAATATTTTACTAGCCGCAACGGCTGAAGATAACACAGGAGCAAAAGCCAAAACACCTCCGGGCAATTTATTTGATGATATTTCCTTTTTTATCTGATCTAAAAGCCTTTGATTCTCAATAATCTTTCCGTTCAAAGAGTTCAGCTCGTTATTTTTTAAATCCAAGTCCTCAATGGCCTTTGAAAGTAACTCAAGCACATTCCTATAATCTTTATCTTGGCGTTCTATATTACTTTTCCTAAAAATCACTTCACCATCAAGCTCTTTTATCCTGTTTACCAAATCATGATAATCCGACTCCAATGAATCTATACCAAGTTCAATCTCCTTTAGCACTCTCTTTGCTTTAAGCCTCTCTTGCTCGCCTATGTTATCATATTTAACTTGCTTTCTAATCTCAGCTATTTTTAAATCCAAACCTTCTTGCTTTCTATGACTATCATTTACATTCTTTTTATTCACAACACCATTATGAATTAAGTCAACACAATAAGAAATAAAAGGGGCACCAATAACGAAAAATACCGCCGCAATAAATGGATACCAAATGGTATGAGTATGAGGAATGCTAATACTCCCAAAAACACTATTTGATGGCAATGCCTTAAGTTTTTCAATACGTTGCTCGATATTTAGGTTAAATGCAAAAATAAGTAAAAGCACTCGATCCCAGTTACAGATAATCCATGATGACATAAAATATAGAAAAAATGGATTAGATAGCCTTTGATTAACCATTCTTATCACTGGTTCCGTTGTGACCGTTTTTACTGTTTCTAAAGTATTATTTATCGTATCTTTCATTTAGTAGTATCAACCATTGGTTTTATATTAGAAAACTGAGTCCATGCTCATGAGAAAATGAAATGTTATTCGCTTATCAATAAAGAGAGGTTACGACATCACGAACAATACTCATGATGTCGTAATAGATTATGTTACACCATTAGTTCACATTACGATATTGATAAAATAAGACAAACAACTCATGAAATTCGCTTAAAAATCCAGCAACGGAATGTCTCTGGCATCCGCTGCATCTCACCTTTACCACGGTTATGACGCTCACTCACCGCGCTACGTGTGGTTTTGGTATCAATAAAGCGGCGTTCATTGCCGTTTTTCAGCAATTTTTTAATTTCCGTTAACGTGAACGGTATGCGCTGCCGGTGCGCCGCCGCCACTTCCTCCACATGGTTGAAATTAACCGCGATTTCATTGTCATCAGATGAATGGTTGATGCCATACGGTGCCAACTCATCCAGATAATCAAATAGCTCCCAAAATTCCTGTACCATCGGGTGATCCTTTTTCAGCGCCTGGCAGCGTTCTACAGCAAGCGCGGTAATGGCATGGCGAGTTTTCTCAATCCGCTCAACTGGTAGCGGCAAAACCAGCGCCAGTGCATCCAGCAGCCCAACCAGTTGTGCATGATTTTTCGCTATCCGGATATGCCTGATATTCTCGTTCGACTCAAGCTCGTTACGGGCGAGTTCGTAGGATCTGCCGAATACCTGCATGATCTCTTTTTCACGCATTGCAGCCAGCAGCGTAAAACCTGATACCTGGCTAACCGGAAGCTGTTCCAGGCGTTCGGCTGCATGGCGGGTATGAATAGACTGCCCACGCTTATCGGTATAGATATGGATGATACGCTCTAAAAACGCCTTACTACCGTCTGTATCCGCATTCTGTGCAATCACAATGGTTCCCCTGAAGGGCGGCTCGTACGTCTCGTTATTGTTGGATTTTATCCCTACAGCGCGGGAGGCGCGGCCGTTATACAGCGATTTCAGTTCATCCCAGTCAAAAGCACGTTGTTTGGCGTTATCCGTAGTGCGGTCACCTTCGATTAACACAACTGGCAGGTTGCCGACCTGAGCAAAATTACGGCCACGTGCTGCGGCCGTTGATTTAGAGGGATCAAACCCTTCGTATTCCTCACGGCCAGCGAGCTTCCACAGAAATTCGATTAACGTGGACTTACCTGTCCCGGGTTCACCGACGATTTCCAGAAACGGGAATGACTTGTCACGCTCCCTGATTTGTTCGGCAAACAGCGACCCCAGCCAGAACGCCAACGCCACATATCCTTTCTCACCAAAAGCCGTCCAGATATCGTCAATCCATCCCGTGGTGAACTCGTTCAGCTTAGGATTCAGATCCAGCGCCGGCGTCAGGCTCAGGCTTTTCACGCTGGCGTGATTAATCTCGAAGTAATCTTCATCGTTCATCTCATACAACCGACCATCGCAAACGGCCACACGATTAAACAGCCATGCTGAATAATCTTTGTTATAACCAATAAAATTCTGCGTCTTAACCTCTTTGATTTCAGGAAGCCGCATCTGGATGAACTTATCTAACTGCTTGGTACTGCCGGTGTATACCGCGCCTTTGGCGATGTGTAGCAAACGTTTTTTGAACTCGGCGGAGCTGGTGAGCTGGTTCGCCGTGAAGGTATCCTTCACCGCTGGCCGGTTCAGCATGTTGACTTTAACGTAATACCAGGACTCATCTGTAGGTTCAGAGCGCTGGAAATAGAGCGGTGTCAGCCAGCAGTTGGCTATCTCAGTGACGCCGCCAGACTCCTTCACCGCCCGTTCTTTGGCTTCCCAGTCCTGAATAACTTCGGTACCGGTATTACTTATGCGTTCATAGGCTCGCATATACCTGTCCAGATCCAGCTCAAACCAGTACATGCGGGAATTATGCTCAAAATAGAACGCGTGCCACTCGTTATGCTGATGCATCAGCAGTGCTTTTTCAGTCGGGCTTTTCGCCAGCAGAATATCACCATAGTAGCGATAATTTTTGATGTCCGATTTACTGAACCGACCACGCAGCAGCAAGTCATTCCAGTCCAGACTGGAGGATGATTTCACCGGTTGCGCCGCACGAACTTTCCAGCCTGCTTCCTCACTACGGGCAGCGAAGGCCTGCGTATGCTTTTTACCGGCCTTATCGCCATCAAACGCCCATACCAAACGTGGGCGTGGTTTTTCACCCAGTTCTTTAGCCAACGTATCAAGCGCAGCCAGCGGATAATTATTACTGCTCAATGTGGCCACGGCGGGTAAACCCGCCTGGCACAAGCTCAGCGCATTAAATATCCCTTCGGTGATCCAGATTTCATTCACGTCCAGCAAATTGATAAATGGTGGAACCCACCAGTGGCCAACATAACTTCCCCTGATATTGGCCTTTTGCTTACCAAAGCGTTGCGGCTGGTCAATAATTCGCTCCCACGTCGCGCCGCACTTCAGATGAAATTTGACCGTTGCCGACCCCATTCCCTCTTTCACAAAAGCGCCCTGCGTAAAACAGCCCTTTAGCCGTTCAGCATCCAGTCCCCGCGCCTCACGCAAATACGCCTCAGCGGCAGCGTGTGGGGTTTCGGGGCTGTCCTGATACCGCTTAGACCAATCCTCAAAGATTTCCGGATACTGCTCTTTTACCACGACCTGATGACCACAGTTATTTTCGCGGCCACATTTCAGAATCCAGGGCTTATCTATACTGGTGAATAATTCGCGTTTATGACATTTCGGGCAAACGCCCTGCTGCAAATATTTATCCCGCTCCTTGAATTCAAAATCCCGAACGAGCCGGCGCACAACGTCCTGCTGTATTGTGGCATTCATAATTAATCCAAATGTAAAAAAGGTGTGAAAGGCCAAAGGCTATATTCGGTATTGTTTATTATATCGTTCATGCGTCATTAAATCCCAATGCCTGCCTTTATCCTTACTCAGCAACCGCCAGCGATAAGAAACATGCACAGAAAAATAATGATGCGGTTTTATAACCTGATATACTTTTTTGCCGCTGTAATATTCTGTTAGCACTGAAAATGCCTTAATCATGACACTTTCACTTGCATGAGAGGTCACTATCAGCATAGTTATTTCACACTAGCTATTTTTAAAAGATACGTCCAAACATAAGAAACAACCTTTATGTTATGAATGGATTTATTATACGCACCTCCATCAAAAGCATAGGGAATAATATTTTCCATATTCAAACCAAGTGCAGTAGCCAATTCGACTATCGTGATTACCGACTGTTCATTACCATAAGTGAAACACTGACCAGCAAACTTATTTAACGCATTTCGCAGAACAACACTATTCAGTGACGGGCATGAACTCCATAACTTAACAGTCTGATAATCCGTATTTTCATTAACAAATTCATAGAAATCACAGATAGCCAATTCGATATCCTGACAATCATCATCCAGCAGTTGATCGCGCACCGTTTCTGGCTGACGCAACAACCAAGTGATAGCTTCGGCACTTACCGTTCCGCCGTGGCTCATTGAATCGTCCAGACTAATACGACGGTAAAAAGTTTTACCCACTTCGCCAGATTCAGGGTTAAAAAACACAGCAGCAATAGCGGTAATTGCAGCGGTAGGTTTATCATCCATTGCGTCAATATCAATCATTAAATGTTTCATCTGCTCTCCATTTAGATAGGATCATTTTTCCCAAAAAAACACGTAAAAAAGAAGGTTAATTCCTTTTTACTTTGAGACTGGCGGCCGCATGTTGCCAGTCTTTTATTTCATTCTCATTAATTTCTTTCAATGGGCTCACGTTAAATTTATTTAAATTAACGCTTCCAGATGCGAGAGAAACCAGCCTATTGATACTTGTATCATGTGGTATATCACCACCAAACGCCATCATGGTGATTTTATGTATCTCACAATAATCTTCATACTCGTTATTAAATTGAGCCATTAATGTCAGTCCTTCCAGACATTTGGCCAATTTCAAACCCAACTCCATTATTTGCAGGTTATCGCTGTGAACAGAATAATTTTCTGTTTCAATATTTTTTACCTTTTCATGATAATTTTTCAAAAGGCTGCGAATAAGCGTAGCGTACTTAGCTTTCATAGCTAACCCCAAAGTTATTTAATTGAAAATTCATCTTTGTGTTATTTCGTCCGCTCATTCGTCTGACGTAAAAAGGCGATTCTTCCAGTCATGCCATTCTGGAGGGGCGATTTTAGCCAGATGATCGGCGTAAGCATCCCATTCCCCCCGATGTATGTAGAGTTCCCCACCTTTTTTTGATGGATTCAAAGGGTCTTTCATACGAATAACCGGCAGTTTTCCAGCCCCTACCATTTTTCTGATCGCACCTGGCGTCTTGCCAATATAAGCAGCAAACAGCTCCGGCGTTACCAGGACTGAAAGCGCGTTTTCTGCTGCCTCCTTCATCTGTGGTATCCTCCGCTAGTTTGTATTCCTAAAGCACTCTAGGGTGCTTTAGGGTGTATTTAGTCAGAAATAACTGACCTAATGATAGTCAGAAGGGTATGACCATGTCAATGACCTATGCTCAAAAACTAAAGAGCATCAGAATCGCGGAAGGACTGACGCAAAAGCAGCTATCAGAGTTAACAGGTGTCAGCTTGGGAATGATAAAAAACTACGAGAGCGACCAGCATCCAGCTGGTGTACAAACAGTAGAGAAGGTTATTCAAGTCGAAAAATTCGAAAAATATACTCTCTGGTTAATGACAGGAAAAACAGCACCAGTTGCGGGACAGATATCTCCGCCTCTCTCCCCTGATGGGCGAGACAACACAAAATCACACCGCTCCGTCCGGAAAACTGGCTAATTGTCTGTTTTTTCTACGCATTAGGAAAAAATTTACATAATGATTCTGACATCGGAGGGATTCGCCGTGTCGATTAAAAAGCTTGATGATGGCCGTTTTGAAGTGGACGTGAGACCACGCGGAACTTCAGGAAAAAGGATCCGGCGCAAATTCAACAGAAAGGCAGAAGCTCAGGCGTATGAAAAATACGTTCTGACAAATTTTCACGATAAAGAATGGCAGGAAAAACCAGCAGATCGACGGCTTCTCTCTGATTTGATTGCTTTATGGTGGAGCTATCACGGTAAGAATCACAACTACGGTGATTCATATAAAAAGCGTATTGAGAAGATCAATCGCGACATGGGGGAACCCAGGATATACATGCTGACGCGTAACTTTCTAATGAAATACCGCGCCAACAGACTACATAGCGGTGTATCAGCCGGAACCGTGAACAGAGATTTCTGCGTTATATCCAGTATGTTTGCCCTGCTGATCGATATGGAAGAGTTTCATCACGAAAACCCATTCCATAGCGTACGCAAGCTGAAGCTGGAAAACACAGAAATGTCATTCTTATCAGAAGATGAGGCTCGCGAACTACTGAATGCACTAACCGATGATGACCGTAAAGTCGTGGTACTCAGCCTCAATACGGGAGCACGATGGGGAGAGGCCAGCAATCTGAAGGCTGAAAACGTAATCAGTAACCGAGTAACGTTTGTTAAGACAAAAACTGGTCCCGCACGAACCGTCCCGATTTCTCAAGAAGTGGCTGACTACATCCTTACACGAAAATCAGGGAAATTGTTCAACACTGACTATAGCCGCGTTCGTGATGTACTCCGACAAGTAAAGCCAGATCTACCAAAAGGTCAGGCATTACATGTTTTGCGGCATACCTTTGCAACCCACTTCATGATCAACGGTGGAAATATTATTACCCTACAGCGAATACTGGGGCACACGAAAATTGAACAAACAATGACATACGCTCACTTTGCACCAGATTATCTATCTGATGCGATAAGGTTTAACCCTCTTCGCGGGAGTGTCCACATAACGTCCACCGACTAG